GAGCAGTTTGAACTCAAGGCACAAATAAAACACATGAAAAAAGTAGTTGCTGAAGAGAAATCTCATGAACTAAATGCCGATGGTTTCTTGCAAATCGTGAGAAAATATTCAAGCGTAGAAGAACTAACGCCAGATATTTTGCATGAGTTTATCGATAAAATTATTGTACACCATAAAGAAAATGTCTTTGGCGAAACAATACAATGAGTTGAAATTTATTACAAGATGATAGGACAAGTGCAGATTCCAAAATTCAGCCATCCAGAAAAAGACAGTTACAAAAAATCTTTTGGATGCACAAAAAAAGCAGATTGCTTGTAAAAAAATCTGATCCGCCAAATCCTAAATTATTAAAAGTAGTTATAAGAAACTCTCAAGTCCCTTATAACTACCCACACTGGTTGCGGAGGCTGGATTTGAACCAACGACCTTCGGGTTATGAGTTACGGATTTCAAATAAAATACAATATAATTAAATACAACAAAGTCAGTGTTTAAGCCATTTATTCGGATTTTAATGGTAATAATTGTAAATAAAATAAATTAAATATAATTTAGGTTTGGGTCAACTTTTTATTTTAGTTAAGAATTAAATTCACATTTTTATGCACTTACGTTTAAAAATTTATCTGCTATAATTTGCATTGCTTCTTCTTGAAGTTCTGGTAGTACATGAGTATAAGTATCAAGTGTAATTTGAATATTAGCATGTCCTAATATTTTGCTTACTACTTTTACAGGAATATTTGATTCTAAGGCACGTGTAGCAGAAGTATGTCTAAGTGCATGAACATTTGTATTTTCTACTCCAGCTAGTTTTAAAGTCTTTTTGAAAAAATCTTCAAAGGTTTTTGGGTCTAAATAAGTTCCATCTTCACGGCAGAAAACAAGTTTTTTATCATTATATAGGTCATCCCAAGTTATTTTACTTTGTTGAATTTTATAATTCTTTAATTTTTCCAACATAATTGTAGATACAGATATAATACGTTCCTGACTATTTTTAGTATATGGTTGTATTTGTAATATCGTTTTCGAGCTTATATTAGAATCAAAATTTTTTAATCTATTAAGTTGTTTATTAATAGTAATAGTTCGTTTTTCAAAATCAATATCATTCCATGTTAGTGCGAATAGTTCACCGCGCCTCATGCCTGTATATAGATCTAATAGTATTGCCATACCTAAATCATTGTTGCCACATAGTTTTTCAATCGCTTTTTGCTCATCTACACTGAAAACCCTTATTTTTTTCTTTACAGGTTGTTTAGGTAAGGTTATTCTTCCTTCTCCTGCTGGATTTTTTGCTATCATATCATTTATGTATGCTAATTGTAAAGCTTTTCTAAAAACACGATGTATATTTTGAATAGTTTTTTGTGACAAACCACCTTTACCGTCTACACGTCCATCTTTTAATAATTTGTTATATACACCTTGTATGGTACTGCTTTTTAAGTCTTTCAATTTATAAAATCCAAGGTTAGGTTTTAAATGTTGTCTTATAATCATCTCATAGCTTACACGTGTTGATGTTTTAACACTGTTTATGACATAATTATTGTACCATTCATCAAGCCATTCTGATACTGTTATTTTGCATGGTTCAATATAAGTACCCTGCTCTATTTCTGTGAGATATTTATTTAATTTATCAGAAGCTTCTTTTCTAGTTTTTCTATAAAACGTTTTAGATTTTAGACGACCATCATCAGATGACCAATCGCAACGCGAGCTTCCCACCTTCCATCTTTGCGGAGACGGATATTTCCTTCTCCATTGCCTCTGCCTTTCCGTTTTACCTTTTGTGCCATTCTCATTCCTCCACTCTAAATTGCTTCGATAAGCTTTAATAGTTTAATGCAATCTTTATATCCCTGCAAATAAAGCCAGTCTTGTTCTATGCAGTCAAGTAAAGACTTATCTTCTAAAAAACTTTCTGTAAATTCTTTGCCCTTTGTACTAAAGTTTTGAAATAAGTCATAAAAACGTCTGCTAACATTTGCATGGATTGATCTGATATCCTTATAGTTTTCATCACATTCTTTTAAATTTTTAATGCTATCTTGCATTAATTCAGTAAAAAACATTCCTACGTTTTCTTTAAAGCTTCCCATTTTATCCTCCTTATATCACTCTAAAAAGTTTGAAAAATTTTACACAATATCTGTAACCTTGCAAGTAGAGCCAGCCTTGTTCTATAGCTCTTAAATAGAAGATATTATGTTCGTATTTTTCAATGATTCTTTTGTCGTGTTCAGACAATCTTGTTTTTAATTCAGTTAATTGATTTTCAATTTCTCGTTGTTTTTTATGCTTGTTTTTGTACTCATCGTTTGTATTTTTTAGTTCTTCAATACTATCATCAATAAAAATGTTGCTCATGCCAATAAAATCCTGCTGAAAATTATTCATTGTCTTGCTCCTCCATTTTCTGTTTACTTGATTTATAAAGTTCACAAGCTGGTGTTCCTATTCTGTCATATAATCTAAGAATTTTAAGAGGATTTTTTATTAATTCATCTAGTGCAACTTTTATTTGTATTCCACAAAGTAACATATAGTTGAATTCCGTTGTTGATGTTAGAGTTTTTGCTGATGTCAAAGAATCATAATCCTTTCGCTGTTCATATGTTAGACCTTTTATGAATTCTTTTTCGAATTTATCGCAATATTCTAAATTCTGTTTATGACTTTCGCTTAAATACCTAGGTCGATGTGGTATATCTAAAATATCTATTAAAATACTACATGCCAACTCTTCAATCTCGTTTCTCTCATTAAAATTAGTTTTTTCGTTCATTTATATATATTTCCTTTCAAATTTGTCTCCACAAACCATTGAAAGAATTTAAAACGCATGATATAATATTTACGCTCCAATTATCTTTTGGTAGTTGTGGGTGTAATAGGGGAAGTAGTAGTTATCATTAGCTTGGAACACTGCTTTCCCGTTTTTTATTGCTCACCCAAAAATGAATCAACCGCTAATCTAATTGTTTCTGCTCTAGTTATACTATTTTTTTCAGCATAACATAATAATTTTTTATTTGTTTTTGCTGTAAATCTAACTTTAACTTCAACACTTTTAGGGTTACTTATTTTGGGTCTGCCAGTTTTAGGACACAAATTATCACCTCACTTTGCGGGTCCCGAATTAATTATAATATACGGGTCCCTTAAAGTCAATTCCTAAAATAAAAAAATTTTTCACATAAATAACTTGACATTACATATAATATATTGTACAATAAATTGTACTTGATTAAAATAGGAGGAATGATTATGTTAGCTGTTAATTATTCGAATATGAGAGATAATTTCAAAGATTACTGCGATAAGGTAACTGATGATTACGAAACTGTGATAGTTACGCGTAAAAATGACAAAAATGTCGTTATGATTTCACTTGAGGAGTATAATAACATGAAAGAAAATCTATATATTATGAGTAACAAAAAAGACTATGATAGACTAGTGACTTCTAAAAAACAATTAGAAGCTGGAAAAGGCACTGTAGCTAAAAGTATAGAAGAGCTGAGGCAGCTGGAAGATGAATAAAAATATAATTTTTGGCGATACAGCTTGGGAAGATTATACTGAATGGTTAAAAGAGGATAAAAAGGTACTCAAAAAAATTAACGATTTAATAGATAATATTAGCCGTACTCCTTTTGAAGGACTAGGAAAACCAGAACCATTAAAGAATGAGTTGTCTGGGTATTGGAGTAGGCGCATAACTGAAAAACATAGGCTGATTTATAAAGTATATGAAGATAAGATTTATATCATTGGCTGTAAAGGGCATTATGATGATTAGGGCACAAGCTAATTTTTGTGTCCTTTATTTGGGGGCAAGTTTGGCATAAATAGAAATGTCACTCTTGTATCCCTCGAAATCGTCAATACGGGTAATATCATAATATTTGCCGCTGTATTCTATTTCCATATCAGTGGTAATATCATCTCGATAATTTATTATAAATAGACATTCCTCGTAATGCTGTACTGCTTTTGAAGCGTAAAATTCTTTTCCTGACAGCTGCCTGTAGTATGCCCACAAAGTACCGTTATGTATAGGTATCCACTCATTAATAGAAAAACCATCTTCGTCTTTGGATTGTTGTAACTTGACAATCCTTATTTTTTTGTCTTTTAGTTTTTTCATTTACTCACATCCTTAAATTCCTATTTTAGAACAGACTTTCACCGCGTGTGATTTTTTAAAAGTCAGACTTTATTTAGGCACAACATAAAGTTTTAAACGGGCGAGAATTTTCGCTCGTTGAATATAAGGACGAAAACGGCGAAATCAGATTATAGTCCTTGTGGATTGCGCCTTTACAAAGCGTTCTTAAATTCATTAAAGTGTTCATATAATCCGACATAAGCATCAAGCAAACTTGCTGTTCCGTCTATCCTTTGCTTTGCACTTTGCGCTTTAATCGGCACTATATTGCCATTTCTGTCAGTCTGTATTCCTGTATTGGTTAAACACCACTTCAAAATCGGATTGTTGTTATAATTTATCTTTTTAGCTTTTAAATCTGCTCCTAACATCTGCATTGGCAGACTTAAAGTTTTCGCACCTTGTATGCAGCGCACCATTACAAATCCGTTATTCTCCATTTCCTCCACCCAATATTTCGCACTGTAACTGTCATAATAAATCCACGCTGGAGTAATTCCATATTTATTTACCATTTCAAGAAACCACGCTGTAACATCTCCATAATTTATCGAATTTCCGTTACACAGCCTTAAAAGTCCACGCTGTAGCCATTTATCATAAGGAATTTTATCAAATTGTACTCGCTTTTCAAAATTGTCTCTGGGCAGCCAATACATTTGAGTTATAAACCTTTCTTCGGTTTCCTTATTCATCATCAAAAGTGTTGCACAAGTTAAATCCGTTGTGATACTTAAATCGGCTCCGCCTATGGCATAACAGTTTTTAAACTCTGATAAATCAAAAGTTTTTTCATTATTTATATCATCAAAAGAGAGCCATGCGGTGCTTACTGTATCTCGAATATTAAAATCTTTTGTAAGTATTCCACTTAAATCTTTGGGATTATTTTTCGCTCTTTCCACTTTTTCGGATAAGTCTGTTAGCTTTTTAATCGTGCTTAATCCTGGATTTGCTTTTTCCCATGCTTTAGGATCAGTCCATTCATCTTTGCTGTCAAGTTCATAGATTATCGGTAAAAATGTCTCATCAACGAACGTTCCGTCGGCGATTTTGCAGGCATATGAATACATATCATCAAATATGCATTCCCTGACGGTTCCAGCAGTTGTAATCATTATGAATAACGGTTGCCGTCTTGCGCTTTGGCTCTGTTTCATGACTTCATAGCAATTCCTATCTTTTACGCTGTGAAGCTCATCCATAATTACTAAATGCGAGTTCAAGCCGTCAAGTGTATCGCTGTTTTTGCCAAGAGGCTGGAATTTACTCATAGTCAAGGGAAAATACAAATCTGATTTTCTCTTTTTAATAAACTTATTTAACTCTGGGCTTTGCTTTATCATATTGTGGGTTTCATCAAATATAATCCTTGCCTGATCTTTCTTTGTGGCTGTGCTGTAAACTTCGGCTCCAGGCTCATTGTCAGCAATTAGCATATAAAGTGCAATGCCAGCTAACATGGTGCTTTTTCCATTTTTTCGAGCTACCATAAATAAAGTCTCTTTGTACTTTCTAAAACTCGTATTTTTATCCACAAAGCCAAATAGCGCCGAAATAAACGCCTTTTGGAACAATTCTAATTTAACTGGTTTTCCAGCCCATTCACCTTTTGAATGCTTGCAAAATTTCTCTATAAACTCAATCGGTCGAGTAGCTTTTTTCTCATCGAAAATATATTTGCTGTTGGGATTTTTAAGATCATCTGCAAGCTTTTTATAGACTTTATATACTCTCTTAGATGTGATTATTTCGCCGTCTTCGATTGCTTTTAAATACTCTAAAATGTAGTTCATATTTATTCCTGATTTATAAATTTGTATAATTCATTTTCAGAATTTTCCTGCAGACCTTTAGATATCATGCTTTCAAGCTGTTTATAAAGTAAGCTGTACCGCTGGATTGTCGTGTTGTATGCCTTTAAGGCTGGGCTTTCTCTCATAAATTTTTGTTTCCCTGCTCGAATAAATCTACAGTACCGTTTTCTTCAATGGTTTTTCGTAAATCTTCAAGCGTTTTAGTCATAAAACATATTTCTGTTATCAACTTTTGCGCTATTGTTTTGCGTTCGTCTGGTATGATTTTCAATATTTCCTCAAATTGCTTTAAGTCTGTGCTAATTTCTTTTAGTTTGCTCATAAAATTACCTCGCTTTCTAGTCCCTTAATATAAAAATCCATACATAGGTTTTCGAACCTCCGGCTTTCGGTGCCCTAAACTGCTGATGTATTCTTAATGCAGGGGAGACTTTATTAAGTCGCCATTATCTGTAAATCTAACCTCATTACTGCATATTTCACTTTTTAAATGCTCGTTTGTGTGACAGTTCATACATAAAGCTTCTAAATTGCTCCAATTAAGCGTTATATCTGGGTCGTTGATAGTATTTGGCGTTATGTATTTTTTGTGATGGACTATGCGTGCTAAGCTTCCACAGCGTTCGCATATATAGTTTTTGCTTATCATGTATGCTCGATTAATATCTTTCCATTTCTTGCTGTGATAAAACACTTTTGCATAGTCCTTGTTCACCAGCGTTTCAACTTCTGCCTGTCTTTAATGTTATTGCTTTAAGTAAACTGTCTATTGTTCTTTGTAGTTTTTCACTTTCTGATTGTTCCGCGTTATACCACAACTGCAATATAATCTACTCACTGTATTTATTAAAGGCCCTGTGTTTTGTTGTGGTATTGCCATACCTGTTGTAACTTCTATATATTCTGGTATTGCCTCTAGTAGTGCACTTATTAATAGCGATAGGTAATCCTTTGAGTGCTCTCCAGATTTTCCCCCGCTCCACACCGTGCATGCGACTTTCACCGCACACGGCGTTCCATCAATATAAAAATTTAGCATGGGTTTAAGTAAGCTTACACGTTTCTACGAGAAACTTTAGACTAATTTTAAATTTCCTCTCGTTGAGCTAGTTTCCTTAGATTATTAATTTTCATTAGCATTTCTTTGGTTAAATTCAGACGGTTAAAGTATTTTTCAATGATTTCGGTGGTCTTTGCATGTATGAGTTTGTGGACGTCGCTATGTATGATTATTAGATTTCTATAGTCATCGTCTCCACCAAGTTTTTTAGGTACTTTATGATGACAATTGATTTCCTCAATTTCTAATATTTTTCCTGTCACAGCACACTTGCCTTTCTGTGCACAATATATCGACATTCTAGTGTCCATGTACTCGATACTTTTACAAATAACATGTTGATCCATTAACTCGTGGAGAACTTTTAGATTTACTCCTAAAGTTTCGTGAATCTCTTTTCTGCCATCTTCGGTATACTTATTTATCACCGTCTTTTTAAACATTGGATGTTTTGTCCTTATATATCCAATTGGGCACAGCGGTTTGTCATTTATGTATCTAACTTGCGCACTCTTTCCATATACATTATTGATATATTTGTTGGATATACTTCCTGTTTTAACTATTTTGTTTCTGAGCCTGTTGTACATGACAAGCCTTATTCGCCTTCGAATTTTTTGGCAATCGAGGCTTATGCACGTTGCTATCCCATAGTAATTATGAATTCCCCACACAGTAGCGTTGTAATAATTTATAGCTAAGGCTTCTTTTTCCTCTGCTACCCCAGACTTTCTTATTTCTTTTATCCTTGCTATTAACTTTTCCTCTGCCTTTTTTACAGCGGAATCCGTCATGTGTGATTTCACAATATACCTTTTGCCTTTTTTTATCGCTTTTAATTTGAATCCCAGAAATTCAGAATAGTTCTTTTTGAGGTTCACTATTTTTGATTTTTCTTCACTAACCTCAAGGTTTAGCCTTTCTTTAAGCCACATTTTTACTGCTTCAAAGATTTTTATTGCGTCACTGCGTTTTCTGCAAAAGATTTTGAAATCATCAGCATATCGCACAATGAACATTTCCTTTAAGTTGGTTTTTCTAATCTGTACGTAAATGGCACTTTTGTTGAGGCTCCCATTTTTGTGGGTGAAACATTTGTACTTTGTTCTAGTTGGTATATCCTCCCATTGAGAGGCAATCCACCAATCAAGCTCATTAAGCACAATATTTGAAAGAAGTGGCGATAGTATTCCGCCTTGCGGAGTTCCCTTAGTCGGGTATATTTTTTCCCCGATCGGTAGCACAATCGGCGCCTTTAGCATTTCTTTTACAATACAAAGCAACTTTTTATCGCAAATACCCATGTTCCACATTTGTTTTATGAGTTTAGCGTGGTCAACATTATCAAAAAATCCTTTTATATCTATATCTACAGCGAAATGTAAGTTTTGCTGCTGAATCATTTTGTAGCATTGGGCTATTGCATGCTCTGCCGACCGATTTGGTCTAAAACCATTACTTCTTTCGTGAAATTTCGCTTCACATATGGGTTCTAACACTTGTAAAATACATTGCTGAACAATTCTATCCATTATTGTTGGGATTCCAAGTGGTCTTTTTCTTCCATCAGGCTTTGGGATTTCTACACGTTTTACAGCCTTTGGGCTGTACCATGCTAATTTTTTCTTAATTATCTCTAAAAATTTCTCTTCGGAAAGTTTTTTTACATTTTTTATTGTTAATCCATCGACACCTGCTGTTTTACTTCCTTTATTTCTCTTGATGTTCCTGTACGCCAATTTTATATTCTCGTCACTGGCAATTATTTCAAAAAGGTTACTAAACTTATGTCCTTTTTGACTTTTCTCATATAGTTCATCAAAAGTTCTTTGTAGATCGTAATATTCGAGGTGTCTTAGTTTCTTCGAAACCAACATAGGCATCATCTCCTCTCGGATTTGATTTTCTTTGTCTTACTCGAAGCTACGTTTGCTCACTTACCTTTTAAATTTTGTTTATATTGACTTGTGGCTATCCCTCCACAGTTTGTTATCACTGTTTCATCGGTACTATGCCACTACTTTCACTGCAGATTAAGATGCTTATCATTCTTCGTCATCACCGTACAATGTACGTTCTGCAGCTTACCACGTTCCGATAACCCTATCTTTTAATATATCTTTAGGAGTACACTTTGAGCCTGCCAGTTTGATTTCGCCTGTAACGAAATAAGGAATTTCATAACAACAATTCTTACTTTTTCTCACTGGCACCTGCTTCACAGGCATACACATTTCTGTGCATTCAGCGTTTTAGACCCGTTTGCTTTATCGCAATTTACGGTCACTCTCTGCCGTCTTCACCGAGCTTTTGACAATTTTCATTGCCAATCGGAGTATTAGAGTGAGCGTTTCAGGTTGTTAATCCATCATTCCACTCATCGGGTTAGCAGTTCTCCTAAAACTGATCTTTTGTTCTTGTTTTAGTGCCTAAGCTTTTCACTTAGGAACGTGTCGCACTGTTGTCTGAGTCAGGCTTCTTTGTAGGTAAAATATCACCTGTTAACATTGAATTTTTTAATTTTTTACCCATGCTTTTTGGAATAGAAAAAAGAGCAATTATACTTATTTCAAGCGGCGTATCTTTTTCAAAAAATATTTTTGAAACCGCAGTATAACTTGCTCTAACCAATTTTTCATATTCAGTTGTCTGTTTCGGTGTGTAAGTAATTTTTCTATTGTGAGTCTTGCACATTCGAGGTCGCTGTTTACCTTTCGGCGGCCCCGGAATTGTGAATTTTATCTCCATCTTGCGACTCCTTCTTTATTAAAGTTTCCGGTCAAAGGCATTGTCGTGCTGCTCACTCCCATTCGCATCACTCTGTGCCTTTTCCTGCTTGTCAGCGCACCTATTTCGCCCACTGGGCGCGGTCGCGCTGCAAGCCATTCAGTCCTTCTAAAATTTCAACTCGCTGCTTAACCGTCAATTCTTTAAAACTTTGCACGTTGTATCTTCTTAAGAGCGTAGCATACAATTTATCAGGCTCATTAAAGTTTTTCACCACATTTTGAAGAATTTTTGCATCTTTGACGCTGATTTTTTCAATTTCAATCTCTGGTAAATCTTCGCCTGCATACAAATAAAGTCCCAATCCATGCCGAGCTAAGGCCTTCGTTAAACTTCTTTGAATCGACTTATTCACATCAAAGCTTGTAACGTTTTCAAGGCTAATTGACTTGTTTTTATAGTCCATTATCGGCAAATATTCGATGTGCTCAAGACCAGCAATTTCAACGCCAGTTTTCACCCAACAAGTTCTGCCATCGGTAAAATAAATACAACCTGTTTCCGTTTCATAAACTTTGTAATTTGCATCTGGAAAACGTTTTTTTACTTCAGCCCACGCATACGGCCAGGACAGGTAAGACAAGCCATTTTTCTTCTCTACATGGTCGTTTACATTAACTTCAAATAATGTCTCAAATACTGATTTTTCCATTTTAAGTTTCACCTCGACTCTTCAAATCATGACATTCAAAGTCTGCACGTTCGGCTGCCCGGTCAGAAATATTGTCGCATTGCTCGCTTGGAGCACTTCGCACTGCTCTGTATTTCTTCCTATTCGTCAGCGCCGCTGCTTCTGCCACCGGCAGCGCGGCACTACGAATCATAATCGGGAAGCTCAGCCGTAAATTTAAAGTGAATATCAAGGCAATCTTCACAGCAATAAAAACC